CTAGATTGAGCATTGGTTGTGCCATTTAGAACTCCTGTGCCGCTAACATTCTGCTTTGTTGCGAATATGGGTCTGTGCCATATTGCTGAGAAATATTGTATTGAGTATATGGGTTATAAGTTCCCATGCCACCCATTTGTACATCTTGTGCGTTTATTTGTTCTTGTGTTTGTGGCTTGCGTAAAGCATTAGCCATAGCTAATTGGTTGTATCCAGCCCCAGCTTGTTTACCATCAACAGTCATTCCTGCTTGATTAGTCAAGTCCATACCTTGTTGCATAGCCATATTTTGCATGGCTTGTTGCTGTGCAATATTTTGAAAGTATGGACTTAACCCACCTAAGTCTTGGGTTTGGGGCATCTGTTGAATGTAGGGGTTGTACATATTCATGGTAATAGTCCGTAATCTACGACTTTATAGCCGTCATCTAGGGTTTTAACTGCGTAGGGAAATACTTGTTCTACTTCTTGTGCCATGACACCAACATGGATACCATCACCTGCTAATGGATGAGATTTGACCTCATCAACATATTCAAAACTATATAGGGTTAAGCCGTTAGGCATTACGCCTACAGGTTTAATGTTTTCTTTTAAACGCACATCGGAATATTTCATAATTCCCGCACCACCTAATTGCATCAAACCAGCATTAAAGTTAGCTTGGGCGGCTTGACGGGCGTTAAAGTCACCCATTTGGGCGTTGTATTGCATCCCTGCAGCACCCAATATATCAGGGCCAGCAGTCGTAGCTTGTTGGGCAGAATTAACAAATTGTGGGCCTTGCACTTGTGCGCCTGTACGCACCGCAGATAAAGTGTTTAAAGGCTCGTTTCTAAGGTAGGCTTGTTCCTGCAAAGCAGATTGGCGGGCTTGCTGACCCACACCAAATCCTTGAGTTGTGGCGGCAGCCAATAGGTCATTTTCACGCTGGGCTTGTTGCATCATAGCTCGGTCATAGGCTTCAGAACCAATATCAATACCTTGATTAGCTAAACGCTGTTGTAGTCGTTCTTGCCCTTGCTGTATCTGTGGGGCAAGGCGTTGCATATACGCATCTTGATAGCTTTGGCTAGGATTAAAGCCTGTGCTTGGTAAAGCAGCCGTATTAAACGGGGTTTGTAGCATATTTTCTACATAACCTAAACCTTGACCTGCAAGTTTTCCTAATCCAAGACTAGCTTGATTTTGATAATCAAGCAGTTGTTGTTGGGCGGGGCTTAAGGTCTGAGTAGCAGTCCATGTAGGATTGCCATAAGGGTCAGCACCAGTAACAGCGTAGTTAAGGTTGCCATAAGGCGTGACTTGATTAACTCGGTTAGCCGCAGTTGCGACTCGTGCCGCTTCAATATTGCCTTGTGCTGTCTGTTGTGCCGCCCCCGCATAATCAGGGGGTGCAGGTGCGCTTGGCGCAGGCCCTAATCCTAAAAATCCACCACCACCCATACTATTCTCCCTTGTTTAAAGAGCATCGGATGTTAAGAAACCGACACTCCTCTTTTCTCATAGCCATAATCACTAAATCACCACTCATGTGGGCATCAGGTATTTTAGCTACAACCTTAAAGCCCAAATGTCGGTTTAACTTTAGGGCGTCTGTGTTATCAGCACAGATTTGCCCTAGTATAACGCTAACTCCTAGTTTATTAAAGGGGTAATCAAATACCGCCCATATAAAATCTTTACTAGCCCAATGCTCACCAACGCTACCAATATGTATTTCACAAGCCTTTGGCATAAAGTTGGTATATCCAGCCACCGCTACCAAATTGCCGTCTTTTAACTGCCCAATACATTGGGTGGTTTCAGGTAGGGGAAAATTGAGGATTCTGACTAGCCATTCCCCCAAATAGCGTTGATTTTCAGTCGTAACAGTCCTCAAATAACTCCCCCTCTTTCCATTACAAAATCGGTTGATGCCCAATGAAATTCAATACCTTGCGATGCCACATTCATACTAACTGACCCTGCATAGCCTAATCCTGTCACGCCTTGCCATATTTTAGTGACCACTAAGCCACCGCCCCAGTTGGCGTTATCCCATGTATCTAAGTCCCATTCACCTGTTTGTAGAATAGAAGGGTTAAAGGATATTTGACTAGTCAATTCAACTGTATCAAAATCGGTGCTTAAACCGCATAAAACAGTCGGTATGCCGTTATTGGTCTGTAGGATAGGGCGTACTAGGGTAAAGCGTTTTTGTTGCCCCCTAGACTCAAAATACGAGTAGGCTTGCTGTACAAAGCCTTTAATATTAGTTCCAGCGTCGGCAAAAGTGTCGTAAAACTTGCCTACAAAACCAGTTCCACCAAAATACATATCGTCACCGCTAGATTCCCAGCAGTTAGCACTAATATTGGTAAATCTTCCCCATGACTTTGTAATATTGTGCATTACATACTGCTCAGAACCCCCTGTTACGGGGATATTAAGAATCAACATATTGTGTTTAGCAAAGTAATTCATTTGCCAGCCGTAATTTGTAGAGTATTGGTCGGCAGCTTGGTTAATTGCGTAGAAAATCTTGTCTGTAATGTTAACTCGTGGGTCTAAACGGGTAGATTGCAAGCCTGCCGATAAAGGTACAAGTCCATCTTCGGTCAAAAGTAGAATGTCACCACCAAATTTGAACACGCATTTACGGGCAAAAGTCTGTCCAATGTTCCAAATACCGACCAAAGCCCAATCATCTACATCGGATGGGTTAGAACCCTTGTAAACGGCCACTTCTCCGTTACTTGTAACGAATACGGCTAAGTCATCGACCCCGTAACCTGCGTCAATAGTCCAAGTTCCCATCGCTTGTAGGTAGCCACCCTTTTTAAAGATGCCACCAAGGGGAAACTCGGTTACTGCCCCGTTAATTGAATCTACGCCTAAATACCAAAAAGACAAACTGTTCTTTTCTACAAAGTACAGACGCTCTTTAAACAAGTTGACATAAGCAAATGTATTAGAATTTTTACCTGTAATGTAGTAATCAATGGTGTAAGTACCCATAACAGTTGCATCACCGCTTGGGGCGGTTGCCATTACATAAGTTAAAGTAGTTCCACCCGTTACAGTAATTCGAAAAGTTCCGTTAAATTGGGCGGGTGTTGCCCCTGCGACTGTTATGGTGTTACCTGTAACGAGGTTATGGGCACTTGCAGTCGTTAGGGTAGCGGTTAAATTACCCGTTCCACCCCTAGTAATAGTAGAAATAGTTTCTGCTGTATCAGTTGTAGCACTTCTTGACCATCTAGTACCATCATAAACGACCATTGGGTCAATTCCGTTGACAGCAGGCATAAACGAACCACCCGCAGTCGTAATCATGGAATGTATCCATTTACCATCGGTGTTCCCTGTAAGACTTGAGGTAGCCGTAGAGGTACTGGCATCATAAATAATGGTAGCGGTAGATGCAAACAGCTTATTACCCGTTGGGCTAGAGTAATTCATTAAAGATAAAACAGCCCCAGTAATGCCTATAGATACTTTAGAGTAGCCTTTTCTAAGGGTTACATCCGTAGGTGTAGGAAAGAAATTAACCATCTGAACCGCATCAAGTGGGTTCATTTCAGCCAAAGAATCTCTAGCGTTCCAACCCCCAATGGGGGATGGTAGAGAAGCTGTAACTGCCCGTCTTTGTTGAGCGACTGCCATTATGTCCCGTAGCCAGTATCAGGTATATTAGCGTAACCAATCAGCACTTTGCTTGGATATGGTGCAAACGACAGGGTGGCAGAGCCTTTATCGTTGGCTTTAGCAACATTCAGATAGCGGAAATAGTCTTGTTGCAATGCAGTAGTGTCAAATCCCTTGATTTGGAAATACTTAAGTTTTGTACCTAAAACCATGACTGTATCGTCAAATATGGTTGTATCGGTATCAGCCGTAAAGCTGTTCTTAACTTGGTCAGTAGAACTTCTAGCCCACCCTTTTGAGCGGTATTCAAAGCCTAAATACTCTTGTGTGTTATATGGTGGCCAAATTTGGAACTTATTGCCTAGAATACGCCACCTAATGCGTGGGCCTGTTGAGATATAACCCGACTTTAGCCATTGCCATTGTTGGGCATCTTCAGGGCCAAGCATCTGC